CAACGTTTGCGCCTACCGTGGCAGGCTGCGACTTATACCCAGAGGTATCAAGCGGTTCTGCTCCGTAGTTGTTACGGATGTTGTCAACATTGAGTTGGTGCAACGTAGCGCCACGCTCGTTAATGCGCTGGATTTCATCAAGACGTTGTTGAACAACCTGCTTATCATTGATGTTCGTGAACAGCTCGTTCCATGCGCGTTGAGCGTCGCCATCGGTTTGAACACCCTTGTTTAGGCGCAGAGAGTCATTCCGAAGCTTTTCCAATGTTGACTTGAAGCTCTGGAAGTTTCGACTTCCTTCGGTTGACAGGCCAAGCGTATTCAAAGTGCTGTTTTTCGCATTGGAAAAAAGGCCGAAATCAAGCTTGCCATCAGTGATTTGTTTACCAACAGATGACAAGTCGGAATTGATTCCTGAGGCAGTGCCAATCGCATCTAAAGAATCCTGCTGCATTTTAAGAGCTGCAGTTGGCAATGGTTTAGGAGCCGTCTTGGCTTGAGCCGTTGCCGCAGCCCTTCTGTCAACCATTCCTGCCGTCTGCGCAGCATTGTTGACCGTGTTGGCGTTCGTAGCCAATGAGGTGGCATTTGTGGCGGCGTTGTTTTGGCGTGAGGTCTGGGCGTTAAGCTGAGCGTTTGCATCCGGCATGGTGTACTTTAGCTGGTCAGCAGTTTTCATGGCCGCCATTTGATGCTGCTGCAAATACGCTGGAATCTGCGCTGCATCTTGTGGGATTCCTTGAATTGCTTGCTGAGCTTGTTCTGGCGTGATGATCCCTGAACCTGCAAGTTGCTGCAATGACTGAGAAATTTGCTGCGGACCAACATCGGGAGTTTTCAGCAATGCGCCAAGTGTTTGCCCAATAGTTTCAGTTTTCTTTAATTGCAGGTCATAATTTGATGTAGCTGTCGAAGCACGATTTTTATCAACTTCAGATCTTGTCTTATCTTGATCTAGCTGCGACTTTTGAAGATCCAGAGCTTCTTTTAAATAGCCTTGCTTTGCCAATGCTTGATAGCCTGCTTGAGCGTCCCCTCCGGTTGATACCAACGCGTTTTGCACCGCAGTAGAGCGCTCATCATCACGCTTGGCTTTACCAATTGTGTATTGAGAAAGTGCGTTCTGATTCTGAGCATTTTGAATCTGCGAGTACTGCGCAAGAGCATTCAGTGGGTTATCAAACTGCACTGGCTTGGCTTGAAGGATGATGTTTGGATCGAGTGCCATTATTTATCCCTGTGATACCCAGCCAGTTACGCCGGGAAGCTGTGGAACACCTGCAGTCTTGTTTGACAGAGCATTCACCAACTGGTTATTTTGATACATGTTGTACCCGGAACTGATGCTGTTGGTAAGAGCATTTGCAGAGCCGATAGAGCTTGCAGCACGAGAGTTTCCTGCGGCAAGTTGGTTCTGGCTTACTTGGTTGGCGGTATTTGCGCCGGTGCTTGCCAGCAACGAATTAGCCGTCTGACCTGTACCTGCGACACCGGCCAGCATGTTGTAGTTGCTGTTTTTGTTTGTCTGGAATCGGTTGTAGGCATCGCCAGCCTTGGTCGATGCATAGTCATTGCCGTACTTCGTCAGAGCCTTAAGAGTCGCGCCTGAAAGTTGGCTCCCACTAGCTGCCGCTTGATTGTTGATGCCTCGTGTGCCCTGATCCAGGCCGAATTGCAGTCCCGAGTTGTAGACGACATCGTTATTGAGGTCATCCTGAGTAAAGTTACGCAGGAGGGAGCCGTATTGCGGATCGGTGGTCGAGCCATTCGTGCCAGCCACAGTAGTGGTGAACTGGTCCCGCGTAGGCTCGGCAAGTGTGCCGGAAGTGGTTGCAGCCTGAGTATTCGAGACGCCATTTAAAGCGTCTTGGTATTGTTTAAACTGGCTCGCATCCATTCGATCCAACTCGGCATCACTGACAAATTGGTATCGGTTTGCGTATGGGTTCGCAGCCTGGGATTGAGTCTGTGCTGGCGATTGTTGATTCTGATAAGCCTTCAAGGCTGCGTCATAGCCCGCTTGATCGAATATTGATGACCCTGGTGCGGCGCTGCCGTTTGTGCCGCCAGTTCCAAGAAGGTAGCTCAGGCGGTCACCAGCAGCATTGCCACGATTCATCCAGGGCATGTTGTCAGCACGGGTCTGATCGTATTGGGCTTGCTGAGTGGCGTTAGCCTGGTCTGCTGCCTGTGTTTGCGCATTTGCTGCTTTACTGGCTGCGCTGGAAGACACGACCCCGCCAATAACTGAGCTTGCAACTACGGCCGTTGCGATACCTGACATTTATTGCTCCTTGATTTGCAAACGCAGCGCGTCGCGGTAATCGATTGTTATTTCTTCGCCCATGATTCCGCCTGAGCATCCATGAATTGCGGTTAATGCCATCAGGTATATGTCAGAGCCGATCCATACCATCTTGGCATTCGGCGTTGGTGAGTGGTTCGTAAATCGCCCTGCTGGCGTCCGAAATCCATTGATTCTTGCTGGAGCGATTATTTCTTTGTAAAGAATTGATGCTGTGGCAAATAAACCCTTACCTTCGATTGGAGAGTCCGCTACTGCCACTTTGTAGGAACCATGCGGGAAAGGAATTTGATCAGATTCATTTTCTGATTGATCGCGTGCTTGTTGCTCAGTAAATCCGAATTCTTTTAGAGCTTCTTTGAAATCCGCCGAATAATCCACGGCAATTAGCTTTGGCTGTGAATTTTGCCAGACTTCACTTTTATCCAGAAACATAGACTCAAGTTTCTCGATATCTGTTTCGTCAGTAGCGTAAACGTTCTGCCAAACCATATCCTCATGAACGTATCCAACCTTTCGGCCAGGTGGCCCGACAAAAGTCATTGGCGCGACCAGTTCTGTATGTGTGCCATCGTCATTCACGACAGTGACTCGCCCCCTCAGAAATACATTCATCTGAGCGAACCGCTGCTTGTGTCCTATTGCAGCCGATCCGGCTGGAACAGTTACCTCACGGATGTAGATTCCAGGGCCAAACCGATGGACCACAGGGCATTCAACTTGAGACATCTTGAGAAATTCAGACTCAAGGAAATCCACTTTGCTTGCATGCCCTACTTCAAATCCCTTTCCATACGTGACGGTCAGTTTCATCAGAAATACCCGTATGGCAGCGATTCGTAAGTGATCAACTCACCTGGGATAGAGAGGGTCGGTATCTGCACGTTGGCGCGCTTGATGCGTTTGAATGCCCGCTGCTCCGATGCCTTCAACAGTGGTGTTAGCTCAATCTTGAACTCATTGCACAGCATGACGGCCAGTCCGAGGTGGATAGCTTCGTTGTACCCTGGTGGGAAGTTGATATTGGTCGTCAACGTAGCAAACTGCGTGAATTGCTGTGGCAGTTGGGCAAGCAAAGTACCTGCTGTGGCTGGAACTGGATAGATCGAGATTACGCCAAGTGGGAATGTCGGCTCATAGTTGAACCATGCAGGAATGCCACCATTCGACTTCACGCCAATGCTGGAAAACTGATCTCGAGTCAGAGGAGTTACATCGTAGGATATTTCGCCTACCTGATAGGTCATGCTCTGGATTGTCGTTGGCCTGACAGTGTTGAAATTACCGCCCGGTCCAATGGTGTATTGCCCCTGATTCAGCGTGGCAGATAGTGGGACATCAACCATGCAATACAGGAAGATATTCGCCACTGACCATGAATCAAGCATGTCATTGAGCGTCACAAACGCATCAGCAGCCATTGCCGCATCAGCCGATTCGCCAGACGCAAGGATGCCCGTGGATCTTAACGCACGGTTGATGAAATCAATAGCTGTGGTCATAGTATCGCCCCGACCGAAGCCGGGGCGCTCCGATTAAGGATTGGTGATGACAAGGCCGAGGTTGTTGGTGATACCCCAATCAACCAGCGTGGTTGCAGCGGCATTGCCCGTGCCGTAGATCGTGAACGAGCCAGCAGCAGGCACGACACGTTCAACACGGACAAAGCCGGTGTCAGCCGTAGCCTGAGCGACCGTGGCGTAGATCTTCGAATTGGCATCGACCAGAGCATTGGTGATGGTCACCGAGCTGGATCCAGCGGGGATGCCAGCACGGCCATCGTTACCATTGTAGGTGTACGGGCCCGGCGTGATGTTGGCAGCGAGTGCCGACGATGCCAGACCTTGAGCGATCAGAGCATTTTCGACGTTGGTTGAAAGGTTGACGGTAGAGCCGGACAGCAGGCCCATATAAGCGCGATTGAGTGTGACAGTCATGATTTATCCTTGAATTGAGTTAGCCGCCACTAGGACGGCATCATTGCTTATGGCTGGCTGTAGTACTTGACGGCCAATTCTGGATAAGGCGCTGCCCAGCCAAAAAGCACATCGATACGCATCGCGCTTACGTCGTTGGTGCCATCGAAGTACTCGATGACGCGCAGGTTGAGACCCTTGTACGACTTGCGGGCAACGTCCACAACGCCCTTGCCGCCAGCAGGTGCCCACATTGGTACGCAGGCCAGGGTGAATGCATCTTTGTGGAATGCCACGTTCGTGCTGAAGGTTTGACCAGCAGCGCCAAAGATCACGTATGGCTGACCGTTGGTTGGCGAAGCAGTGACGTTCTGGAAATTGCCGCTTGGGATGATAGCTGGCGAGATTGGGATCGAGGTCGAACCGGTCAGCACGTCAGCGGTAACCACGAACTGCGCCAGTTGCCCGGTGGATTGACGCGATTGCGGGTTGACTGCGAACACGCCAGGCAGGCTGATCACGGTGCCACGGGTCAGCGTGCCGCCAGTGGTAGCAACAACGGTGATGCTGTTACCGGTCTGGTTAGCGCCGTTGATGTTGGTTGCGGTAGCTGTGCCGTTGGTGTGGACATCAACGTTCTGATCCATGCCGACAGTACCGAAGCCAAACGAGTTGTCTTGCACGACGCCTTCGTTGTACTGCGTTGCCAGTTTGGCTTGGTTGTTGAAGAAACCGCCGAAGCCTTGAACGAGCGAAGCGTTCATTGCTGGGTTGAAGATGGCAGCGCGGCGACCATCACGAGGCGCGGCCATTTCATCCAGACGTTGGCCCATTTGGGTCATCGATTGGATGGCCAGTGCCGAAGTGGTAGGCAGTGCGCCCGACGCGTTCAGTGCGTTGAACGTCGAGTAGTGAGCCATCGCCAGACCTTGGCGGTCAATTTCGTTGGCAACCGGAGCCATTGCGGCACGCAGCTTGTCTTCCAGCGAAGTCAGGGACAGTGTGCGTTCCAGGCTGGTAAACGAGATATCCACACCACCTTGTTGCAGCGTCAGTGGAATGGTGTTTTCAACGGTCGATTGTGGCGCAGCTACGCGTCCAGCACGATAGCTGTAGCGCGGTGGGCGCTTGATGTTGATGGTTTGGCCGGAGGCATATGCGCCGCCTTTATCCTTGCCGAACTCATCTTCATAATCACGGTTGACGCTCTTGGTGAAGCTGAGCATGTTTTCCAGGACTGCGAGTGCAGTCTTGGCAACGAGGTTGGAGGTTGCTAATTGGTTAGACATGGTATTTCCTTATCTTTGGACGAAAAAAAACCGCCCGGAGGCGGCTAGTTGATTGCGTTGATTGTTAAACTCGCATGCCCTGCTTACGCATGAGCGCTACGAATTCCTCCATATCATCCGTGTCGAGCGATGAATTGGATGCTTTGCCCTTACCAATCGGATCGATGGGCGCAGGGGCTTTGCTGACTTTCGGGGCGACGGTAGAAAGCTTTACTTCCAACTTCCCCAGTTCGACCGCTTGACGTGCATTGGAAAGGCTTGCAATGCGTTCAGCTTCTTCAGGATTGGCGTACAGGTGGGAAACCAGCTTTGCAGCAATGTCGGACTCCTTGATAGCGTCTGCCATTGGCTGTGTGATCTTCACGCTTTCTGCGAAGTCTTCACGGTCAAAGTTGCCCAGCGCTTCGGCATCAGCAAAAATCTTTTCGATCTTCTGCTGCTCCGACTGTTGCGCACGTTGCGATTCAGCTTGTTTTGAGACTGCTTCGCGCTGTTCCAGCTTCCAGTCCGTCAAAGCTTCAACGAAGTCTTCAGCGCTTGCGTATTGCGATTGCTGAGGGCGTCCGTCTTGCTTGCTTTCCTGCTGCTTGTTGGCACCTTGGTTGACGATGCTTTCAAGGTAGTCCGCACGAGCTTTTGCCTCGTACTTTTCCTTCGTCAAACGATCAAAGCGTTTTTGGATAGCCTTTTGCTTGGCATCCTCCGCTGCTTTGGCGTCTTGTTCCGGGGTCGATTCCGGCTGCTTCTCGACAGTCTCATCTGGTTTGGCTTCCGCCTCCGCCGATGGCGCGGGGTCCGTCACAACATCAACGATTTGTTCAACTGCGTTTTCTTCGTTCATGGAAATATCCAAGTAAAAAGGCCCGCCGAAGCGAGCCTAAAACATGCCTACCCGGCAAGAGGGTTAGTAAATGATGCCTACTGAGAGATTGCGTGCATCGAGAACGTTGCTCGATTTAATGGTGTAGCCCACACCTGGGTTAATCGTCACCGTGAGGGTGCCGAGGTTGATAATGCCTAAGCCTGTCGGGCTGATTGCCGACGTGGCCTGAATGAGTGGATCAGCCACCGTTACCGTGCCACCAACCAGCGTTGGCGTACTGGTAGATGTAGCCTTGAGCGGATCCAACCCTGACGAGATGATGATCATCGTCATACGTACCGCCCGTAAAAGAACGTGTCAGCAGCGCCGATTGTCTTGGTCGGGCCAGTAGTCGAGTTACCCACAACCATGCCAGCATCGAAGCGAAAGCCATACGGCCCAAACTCAATGCTGAAATTGTTCTGCGCAGGCACGCGGAAAGTGACCACAGGAGCCACGCCATTCGCTGGCAGGCTCACAGCGTCATACAGTTGGATGAACTGGTCAGGACCACTGTTATAGCCTGCCATACCGTACAACGTGCCAGGCGTTGCCTTCACCAACAGGCTGTTTGCATACGCCGTGCTGCGTGCGTTGCTCGGAGCGGCCAGCATTCCAGGCGTTGGCGATACTGGCAGTGGAAAGTCCGAATCAACGGGCCGCTGATTACCTTGGTTCGTTCGTTGGTCTACTGAGATAACCGGCGTGGTTGCCATGACTATTCCTTAGCTTCGTTCTTTGCTGCCTCAGCAACTTTGCGTTTCAGCTTCTCGTCGCCAATACGGCCATCAAACTCAATGCCGTGGTCTCGTGCTGCTTGCTCAAGCTCTTTTCGGCTCAGGCTGTCAACGTCAACGAACTCAGGCATGGTGGCATCCACTGCCGGCGATTGGGGAATCAGGATGTTTGCCTCTGCATCGGCCTGCGCCTTCTTCGCCTCGTCAACACTCATGAACCAGCCTTCAGCTTTAGCCATTTCAATCTGCTCATCCTCAACAGCCAGATTCATCATCGTGTTGCCATACTGAGCGTATGGGCCGGGGGATTTGTACATCATTACTTGTGCCATGTTTTAGCCTCCATATGAAAGATATAGGTCGTCTTTGGTGACCACGTCAACCAATGATCGATTTGCATCGCAGAACGCCAGAAGTTGCTTGAAGCCCGTTTGACCCGCTGTTACCGTCCCTGCATTCCCAAGGTCGTTATGCCAAGCAAACTCAGCAACGCCTTTGTGCGTGATTGCCAACTGCGCATGAGCAACCAAGCTATCGCCGTTTGTCGAATCGTTAAAGGTGACGCCGTTCATGCACCACCACAGATGCGGATCAGCAGGCGGGAATGTCTGAACAGCCGCAGGAGCGCCGTTCTTAAAAATTCGCATTGAGCGGTAGAACTTGCGGAAAGTCGGCCACACCTGCATGTCAACGAAGCCGACATTGCTGAAATAGCTTCCGTCGATGCCGCCCTGCACACCTAAGCCGGAATGCAGCGATGCCAGTTTTTGGAAGTCTGCTACACGTTGCGCTTCCGTAAAGCCGTCAAGGGTATTTGCTTCTGTGGAATACGCCTGCGAGCCAATCTGCCAGTCATCAAAGTCATTTGCGTTTTGGATGCGCTTTGGCGTCCACGATGCGCTGTTGCCGGCGGTCTGTCCTAGAGCGCCAGGATAGATCACGCCAGGGAAGCCATAGCGAGCCATCAGCGGCAAAACGTATTCCCACTGTGCGTCGTGCAGATCGTCAAAGCCAAGGATGACTTTGGCCTTCGTCAGGCGATTGGGCACAATGTCAATGTATCCGAGTTGGATAGTCCACGTTCCGCTTGTGGTGCGTACAACGATACGACCCCAAGTGATTGCAGTCAGGTCAGCGCCTGTGCCTACCGCGCTGAACTGAGAAATGGCAACACCATAACCCTGCCAGCGCCCTTCATTGCCGCCATTCGCTGTAATCGTCTGAACGATGCCGGAACCGCCCCACTCGTGGTAGTTTGATCCTGGCGCTGTTGGTGTTCCGGAAGAAAACAATTGGAAGTTAAAAGTGGAAATAGTCCCCACTGGCGACGGATTGATAGGCTTGTAGCAGAACTTCATGATCGCGCCAGTTGCATTGATAGGCGTCGTCAGTACGTTTGCATTGGTAGGCGCAACAAAGTGCGTGGTCAGACTGGTTGTCTGCAACTGAACCGCGCTTGTTCCAAGCATTGCGTCGTTCGTCGTCACATCAGACAGGCCAGATTGCGTCGAGTAAGTATTTGCAAGCGTGTCGAACTGAACCAGGCGGCGGGTTGCGGGGTCGCGCTTGAGCGCTTTACTGCGCGGACGTGCGCCAGATGTCATGACAGGGTAAGTGTCACGGTTGTTGTTGACCCAATCGGTGAGCGTAAAGGTGCTGTCCTGATTGATGGCGGAGCCGCCGCCACCAGAGGCTGTTACGGTGCCCGTACCATCGATGGAAAGCCCAGTGCCTATCTTGATCCCGCCTAGTGTAGTGGCGCTCGCAGTTGGCAGGACATAACCGCCGCCGCCAAATCCGATAATGCTGCCTCCCGGCGCGGTCAAGCCAACCACTGCACCAGTTGAATCTGTAGCATATTTCGCACTACCGCCAAAATCAGCTAAATACGGAGCCAAATCCACATTTGTCGGATTTGTATTTGTGCTTAATTGCACTGTTCCGCCAGTCGCCACCACCCTAATTCGCATCGACCTTGCAGCTAGATCGCTGGCACTCGAAGTAACCGCACCCTTCGGCCAATTAAGGTAAGTGGCAACGTTATTAGTGATCGCATTGCGGTCCTGCACCGTGTACATAACCGTTGCCGTGGCACCCGCAGAAGGAGTGACAGTGATGATCGTTCCGGCTGGGACAAAGTGTGCAGATGACTGAGTGCCAGCCGCTACGTTATCGATGACTGCCATTATTCGTTTCCTTCTGGTTTCGTGGCGGTGGGTTCTGGTTCTTCTTCATGCGGCAGGCTCAGGCCGAATTCGCTCTCTACTGCCTCAGCGAGTCCTTCTGGCTTGGCAACTTGGATAAGCTTGAGTCGGTCTGTCTCAGCGCGGTATTGGTCAGTCTCTTGCTTTTTGATAGCCAGGATGTGGTCATCAACCGTGTTGTCCATCGCTTGCGGGGCATCAGGCTTGTTGAGAGTGGCAGCCTTGATCTGCAACTCACCTTGAGCCTTCATGCGGTTGGTTTCAGCGTTGAATCGGTCAATCTCAAGCTTTTGGCGCTCGATTTCCTTGCTTTCCAATTCCTGCTGCATTTTCTGGATAGCTTCATCCATCTGCTGAATGGTCTGCTGATCCTGCTCGAGCTTTTGCTGCACCTCTGGCGGCAATGGCTTCTGGCCCTTCTGATCCTGCAATCCAGGAGGAAGCGTCTTCTCAAGGCGCTTAGCAAGCTGATCAGCCATCGGGAAGTCGTAGGACCGCATGATGATGTCGCCAGCCACTTGCATGAGCTGCGGATTCTTGCTCGACAGTTCTGTGAGTGCTTCGGCTGCTTCCTGGCGCTGCGTTTGATAGCTCGGGCCGGTGTCAATCACCACGTCATACATACCAAGCATCGGGTTGAATATCTTATTGATATCCTCGTCGGTGAACTGTTCTTCGTATGCGGGCGCTTCTGGATCGAGAGTGACCTTTTCGTCCTTGCCATCCATCCCCAAAATACGCACAACGCGCTTTGTGTCGTAAATCTTTGGGATTAGATCAATCAGCACCTTTGCCTCGTACCGCAGGCCTCGTACTTGGTTGTCAGGGAAGTGGAACGTGGCCACTTCGCCTTGCTCTTTCAGGCGCTTGATACCTACGCCAGACTGCGCCTCAGACTTGATGCCGAAGTTGGCATTCTGCTGACCGCTGGCTGCGCGCATCTGCTCCGTGGACAGTTGGAGCATTTGCACCTGGGCTGCTGGCAGAACGGAAGGCTGCTGGCGTTCGGGCTTAGGAATTTGATTCCCGTTTTCATCCCATGCGTTGTAAGGTAGGTATGAAGCGTTGGAAGTGTTCGCAGCCTTCCATGCGTCCTCGTACCCTTCAATGGCTTCAGCAGCAGCGATGTACGGAATCTTGTTCTGCAATGCGACAGTTTGAATCGCCTCACTGTACGAGTAATTGACCATGCGGGCCTGATCCTTCAGGTCACGCACTTGGCCCTTAATCACCACTTCGCCATTGACGTTCAACTGCTTGCCGACGACTGAGATAACAGGCATGTAAGCACCGGGCCAGTCCTTCTCATCAAGCGGCTTGTCATGCCCGCCAAGGATCTTGCACCACTTCCAGCGCTTGACCAGTGTCGGGCGCTCGTTGGTGATCATGCCCATGGCGTAGCGCTCAGGCTCCTTGTCGTAATCACTCTTCAGAACGCTTACGCCTTCCTCTGTGCCATTGCTGATCAGGTAGGCAGTGTCAGGCGTATATTCCGCATAGAAGTATTCAGCACGACGCACGGTATCCTGCGCTACCCATCCCGAAGGCTCTGATTGCCAGGATGAAGGATCGATACCCTTGTGATCGCGCTTGCACTGTTCCTTGCTGATGTCTTCGAAGATAAAGCACCAGTCAGCGTCAGAACGATCTAATTCCTTAGATGATGGATCAATGTAGACCATCTGTGGGTTAGGAATGGTGGCGATGCGAATGCGCTGTTTAAACGACGTTTCAGACTCGTATTCCGTCAGGATGCGCCAGTACCCCTCGCCACCGTAGATCGAGTGCTCAGCAGCCGTATCGTGAGCGTCATCGGCATTGGATGAGGATTGGATGTTGCGGATCAAGCCAGCCATGATCTCTGCTGTCTTTTTGTCTGCGCCATTGTCTACAGGAAGCACACGGCACTGTGGGCGGTTCTGACGGATATTGTTGATGATCTGGTTGCAATGCTGCGCTGTCAGGTTGACTGTCAAGCAAACCTTTTGCGCATTGACGCGCCCCATACGCTCACGCTCAGGCCATTGCCAGTTGTTGTCACTGTCACCCAAAGCGAACTTGGTATCTTCCACCGCCTGGGCGCGAGTCGATGAATAGGCGGATTTCGCCTGTTCATAGCGCTTCTTCGCTACCTCGATGATAGATTTGTGTTCGTCAGCCATAGGGTTTTCGCGCCATCAGATACGGTTCGTCTTGCAGCTTTTCAAAGCCGAAGCGCTCGTACCAGTCAACTAGCTCCTGTTTAGTCCTGCCTTGTTCGTATGGTTCAACTGTCAGCATCAGCATCACACCGCTGCTATCTGCCTCATCGCAGACCTGATCCAGAAGTAAAGAAGCCAGCCCTTTGTTACGGTGGCTGGCTTTCGTTTCGATCTTTGACACTTCGCGTATGTGTCGCCTCATATGCTCAGGCAGACTCTCCGGCACAGAGAGCATCAGGCTGGTCGCGCCTCGTTGGCGATTACCTGTCATGACATCCATGATTGACCTCCTAGATATTCGTCGGACTCCTTAGGCGGCGCTTGCTTCTTGGATTTATCTCTTACCAAGCCGGGGAATAGTTCTGTTAGCGCCCAAATAAGCGCATCGGCACGATTTGGTGATGACTCGCCGGTATAGCCGAATGTGGAAAATGCCGCTAGCTCATCCTCAAGATCATGGAAGTCACCAACATGGCGAACCTTGCCTTGCTCATAGAGTGCTGAGAATGGTTCTGCGCGGACAACCTTGCCGCGTGATGCGGTAACTTGCTTGTATGGCGTGCGAGGCCGCGCAGTCTTGATGACGTGATGCACCATTGCGCCGCCATAGTTGATTTCACCAACAACAATGTCGGCAGCATGCCGCTCAAATGCATCTGTCGCGATCTTGCCCCATGTGGCAGGACCAGCTTTCACAGTGCAATCCTCAAGTAGGTATGCATTGCCATCCGTTCCAAGGCCAGCCACGCAAATACCAATCGCATCGTTATCAGCGTTGTCCGCATCATCAGAGCCGCTAGGGTCAACTGCAACGACGATTCGAACCATGTCAGGCACAACACCGTCAGTGACGCGCCATTTGTCTATTATTTCGTCGTGGAATAACGCATGCGGATTTGCATCTGCGAATTCGCCCTTAAGGAATCGCTTCTGCAGCCTTGGAGACAAATTCATCAACGTCTCAAGATAACCCGCTGAAAGGTTCTCGGCGTTATCCATTGGGTTGATCTGAAACCAGGCGTAGTCCATCGGCTTTGCAATCCCTTTCTTGCTCTCGGGATCGCGCTTTTCGATGAACTGCATATACGACCAATGGACTTTACTGGGCGGATTGCAGTCGTAGTACATACGCGGCTTTAAAGGCTTTGCATCGCGGCCCTGAATCTTCTGCACAGCCAATTGAGCCAGCCGCGTCACAGCAACACCTACACTCCCCCAGGGTATCTGACTTGATTCATTCAGATAGATGGTGGAGAACTCCATACCAAGGATCTTTTCGGTGCGCTCTTTGTCGTCCAGGCCGCCGAACCATACTTCGCTTGTGTTTCCCGTTCCCTCGCCAATAGTGGCAAACCAATCAGTCTTATTGATAGTCCACTTAACACCTGGGAAAGCAATCCCCATGACTTTAGGAAAAGTGTCCATCACAACAGACGCTTTGACCGCATTGAAGCGGAAGCGCAAGATTGCATGGCGACTGCCAGGCGCTTTTAGCGCACGCATCACCACATTGCGCGTCAGTAGAAATGTCTTCCCGCTGCGCGACCCACCAAACAGCATGATGTGCGTAGCATCGCCCGCTAATACATGCTGCGCCTCTTCCTGCTTGGCGTTTAACTTAAATCCGCTCATCCAGTGCTGACGCCTGAACGATCACAGGACCGCCACCTTCGCCGGTTACTTGCAATGGCAGCAGCTTAGGATAGATCGTTCCCCAGAACACACGCTCGTTGGATGGCTCTTCTTTCGCCCACTCAGCCAAACGCTCAGCCCCACCCAATGCCTCCGCAGCGGCTGCAATAGCCTCTTTGGCGCTTTTGGTGGTTTTGTTCACCGAACCCTTCTTTCGGCCCATGCCAGCGGCAGGCGGACGCCTACCAGCAGGCTTCAGTTCTTTAGTGTCAGTCATGGTGGTTTTCATGGCCTATAGCCAAGTTATAAGCATGCTGATCCGCAGCAAGTCGGCAATAAAAAAGCCCGCTATCCGTTATGGATGCGGGCGAGGCTCGGGAGAGAGCGGAGAAACTTGGAATGCAAAAAGCCACCGGGTTAGGGTGGCTTTGGTTTCCTCTAGACGTGACTAGTGGCAAGACGAATACTACAACAGCTTCTTGCCGTTTACAACATATTTATGCACTGAAATATTTCAATCCGAACTCTTTCTTGGCGGAATCATATAGTTCTTCCTCGTTGTCGAAGCGCCATACCATATAGCCAAGCTTATGTTTCTTGTAGATAACTTTCTGATGCGGCGATCTCAGACTGTCGATTGCTGCGTTGATTCGCCCTATCTCCCTGTCGTCTGCCGCCTCAAACAGTTCCTCGCTATCCTTCACCCATGAATCAATGAATCCACCACTGGCTTTGGACGGCTCTTGCAATCCTCCGCCATGGCGCATTGACTCTGCCCAGCGCAGCAGGAGTTCTTCTGTTGGATCGATATCTCGTTTCATTTCCAATCCCCCTCTTTCCTGGCTGCGTCTTCTTTTAGCTTGGCGTTCTCTGCTTCTAGTTCGGCTATGCGCTTGTTGGATGCGGTTAGCTCTATCTCCAGATCCTCAGAAAGCAAACTCATGTTCGCATAAATGCTAGGCCATCCGTCCGGGTCAAGATCAGACAAACGCCTTTGCGCATCCACTCTCGGTGTATCGCTCATGACTTCGATCCCCATTTTTCGTCCCACTCTTTTAGTCGCTTGTCAAAACGCTTGTTTTCCAGAAGCACCCATACCACGATAGAGAAACAAGGGATTAAAAACATGGCACAAGCAACAATTTCTTCGACCGTCATTCTTCCTCTCCTTGAATTCCGCGCCATGGTAGGTCTTGGTAACTAGAAACCCATCCATTATTTTCGATAGCCTTTTCAATAAAATAAAACGATGCTCTCCAATTTCCCCCGTCGAACCATGAAAAAGAAGAACAATAACCATGATCACGCTCGTAAATTCCTTTCCGTACCGGCTTCTGATCGCCTGAATACCACCCTGTTAGCTTCATAGACTGCCCTCCCCGTTCTTCCTGATATAGTCCAAATCGTCCTTTGCACGGAATAGTTGCCATTCACACTCTTCTATCTCTTCTTCTGTTTCGGCTTTGTCAAGAATGGCCAGCCACTGTTCTATCGCTATATTTAGTGAATCAATCTGGTCTTGCTTAGCCTTTCTGGATGCTCTTTTTGTAACCTTCATCCCACCCTCCCCTGACACATTTGCGTTACCTGATAGATCGATGCTTGCATAACGTTCATCGGTATTCTGGCAAGCGCTGAGTCCATGTAGCCCGACGCCTCCCGCAGCGTTGCGGCTTCTTCCTCACTGGCACCGTACTTGCCTATCCGGTCGAATCGCTCCTGGATGTTGTGCAGCGCCTTCATCATCCGAACTATTGCCTTGGAGTCTTCATCGTCCCTGTACTCGATAGGCATGTCGCCCTGCTGGTTGATCGCCGTTGCCATGGAAGCCAGCATTGCCCCTAGCTGGTCAAAGGTGGCAGGACTAGGAGCGTTGATGCAGGCTTCTACCGCTAGGTGCATGTCAAGTGCTATGTCTGCCCTGGTATTCGCCATCATGGGCTTGTAGATGGCTTTGGGCCTGTATTTCTTACGCTTTGGTTTGCTGTTGCCTGCCATGGTCAGAACTCCTCGACTGCCCAGCCGCCACCATCTTTCTTTGGCTTTGGCTTCACTGCGATGAAATCGAAAGGGTACATGTCAGCGGCAACCTTGATCTTTACCCGTGCGTCGTCCGTCCAAAATCCTTTTACCTCATGTGCTTGCATCTTTCCGCATGGAAGCATTACGATAAAGTCAGGCGTGTAGAAAGTGTTATCGGCCAGCCTGAACTTCATCCCCTCGAACTTGTACCAAGCCACATTGCCGATTGCCTTAAGCGCCTCAAGCTTCCGGTTGTACTCGGCCTCGGTCTTGTTCATGACGCCGGTCTTAAGCCGCCCTAGCGCTTGCAGTGACGCTTTCATGCCGCCACCCTGAACAAAGTAGGATTCAGCGCATCCCATGGAGTGGCTTTTGTGCCTTGCCTGCTTTCCAATGCTCTGCGCTCGCGCTCGACGCTTTCCTCCTGCTGACGCCTTTCCTTGAGCTTATTTTCCTGCCACTTCTTGCGCTGGTAGACAAGTATTTCCTCGTCGCTACGCTGTTTCTTCGGGGCGTCCAGACCTGGGCCAAGCTTGTAATAAGGAACCTGTCCATCCCAGCTATGAATGTGAACCAAGTTCTGCACCTTGCAGCGTCGTATGTACTTCAACGCGTTTTCCACGTTCATCATCATGTGGTCAGCAATATCCTTGGATGGCATTGGGCCTGCTTCCAATATCTTCAGGATTGCTGGTATGCGGATGTGATTCATGCAATTGTTTGGGTTCATGGCTTGCTCCTGGTGTAGAGAGGGGCGTTATGGAATTCGCTCTGATACTCCAAAACAGATGGCGGAAACATTGGCTTTTTGCCTTCCTCAAGCTTTTTCAATGATTCAGAATTTATCCAGCACACCGGCTTATTCGCCTCATCCTCTGCCAGTCTGGCGGCGAAGGCTTCAGCGATAGGAAGGATGGCTTCGTACACATGCTGTGGAATGTCAAATTCCCATGCCTTCATGTAAGCGACAAAGTTCTCCACCTCTTCCCGCGTGAACTCTTTCTTTGCGTTGGTCATGATTAGCCCACCCATCCAAGTAAAGCGCCCAGTGGGAAAGCAATCATTCCGATCAACCGCACCGCAACTTCACCAAAGCCAGTTGCGTAAAACAATTTCGCAATGTTCATCACCCAACCGATTGCAGCCAGGAAAATAAACGCAAAAAACAAAAACAACCCTATAAGCTTCCCCATCACCCTCTCCCTTGTTTTACATATGCCCCGTTTTTAGTCGGGCGGTTGGATTACAAAATAACTGGCTGTGGTTCTGCTATCGAGTAAGAGCCATCAGGGTGAGCAAGATAGAAAGTGCCGACCATCTTCCCCTGCACATGAAGTTTTTGTTTGAGCGCATAGCCCATCAGTGGCCAGATCTTTTGCACCGCATTGGCGCGCGCAATCTTGCGACCAATCTCCGCGTCAAAGTTTTCCGGACTGGCGCAGGCGCTCTCGCCAGTGACGGTGAAACCGTTGCGCAGGATGAGGACGCAGAAGGTCAGCAGGCTGAGTGCTTGCGGCACACTGGTTTTGCCGACCACATGCTCAAGCATTTCTTTCGCCTGTCCAGCATGCAAGAGATTTGTGCCGATCGGCCAGTCAAGTGGGCGCTCAGGCGCTTTGAAAGAAACGCCAGCATCCGGGTAAAAATCTTCCGGCAATCTCCATGCAAGGAATCTGTCAACCATCTTGTCCACTGGTGGCGCAACGCCGTCCCTGGCTGTGAAGTAATGCTCGCTGACGATATTTGCTTCGACATCAGCCGGGGTGATGCGTGGTGCCGTCTTGCCCTTGGCGATGATTTCCTGCTCGATTGTTTGATTGCTCATTTCCTACTCCTCGGTTGACTTACATATGCCTCTCGGCGTTTAACTACGTCTTGGCTTGCTTGCTCAAACTTGTCGCAGCTTCCGTTTGTTGGCTTGTACTGGTATGGCTCTAGGTGCTTGCAGTTGCCTAGGCCATCCAGACCCATCCTTGAGTTCTTCAGATTGAAGTGAATGCAATTCACGCATGTCACGACTTGACCTCAAGCGCCTCTTTTGCAAACTTGATCTGGATCGGCAGCAAGGTCTTGTCTTTGCGCTTCAGCCTTTCAAGGATGTTTTTCGCCCATCGCATTTCGTCGTTCTTCGGCTTGAGCATTGCCGATGCGCCGATTTCGTTGAGCATCTTTGCTGCGCCCTCTTTCGACAACTCACCTTTCCCTGGCGCTGCAAGTTGCAACAGCGGATCAGGAATCGGAGACCAGTCTGTTTTGTCGAACTGTTCTGCAAGTGCCATTTCCCATCGAACCTTGATCTGCGAGTAAGTCTGATTCTTCAGATCGAATGAGAGGCCCGTAGCGGCCCAGAAGATAGCCCGGTGCGACCATACCCCTCTCTCTCCACGATCTCTTGCCTGAACCCCGTTTACGGCCTCGTAATAGGCATGCATGGCATCGACAGGAGGACGGCAAAGCTTTTTGAACTCGTTTAACGTCGGAGGCCAATCCTTCGCTGCCATTCCCTTCAATCCCTTGCCAAGCTCGTCGCCAGAGAATCCAGCCAACTCTGCCGCCCAGTGGTCCCGCAGCCGAACAGGATCAGATCCGCCCCACTGGTCCGTGAACTTCTTGCCGTACTCAAGCAGCATCTTGTCGAACAACCTCTCAACCCAGTTCGAAGGGAGCGGGGTTGAGGTCGATGAACTGCGGTTGATGATTTCCATTTGTCTGCCCCGTTGCTATGTCTGCCCATGCCTTTGCTTTGTCTCGTGCGGTTTGGTAAGGCGGGCCAGCGCGTGGATGCGCTCCGGTCATTGCGTTTGGCAGCCACGCCTTATTGAAACCAGCCCAACCCCGCTCGCAGCAAATGCGTATTCCTTGGTCCACAGTCATGCCGGCATCTGCGATGTTTTTTAGGGCTTCGTTAATACCTGTTTTGTTCGGCTTAGAGCCTTTGCCCTTTCGGACAATCATCCAATCGCCAGCAACTTGCGCATCAACTCCCAAGGCGACCAATTCGGCAATGGCATCCTTTTCGGAATACTTCGGCGCAGCCGGAGCTTTTTCTTTTAATGGTTCATGGTTATTGGTTATTGGTTTATGGTTATTGGTTAGTTGAACAGAGCTATCAACAGAATCCATCACCTGCTCAACGGCTGTTGAACACTCGTTGATCACCTGTTGAACAGGTGTTGAACTGCCGTTCAATTCTGCTAATCGTGCAATGCGACCTGCTTCACGTTTAGCTGCACTTGCTTTGCCTGCTGCTGACTTCGCAGTAACGCTCGTGTGATACTCGGCAATCTCTTGCTCGCATCTTTCGTGATACCAGCCCTGAGCTGTCTCAGTAAAAAACTCTTCGAGCAATTGAGTTACCGCTTGAGACTCTTCTGGAGATCTCGCTAGCAACTTCCGACTAAGCACCTTCACATCGAGCGGCAGAGGCTGCTCAGTGTCGTAGTACATGTCGAGCATGTCTCGGTAGATACTTCTCTCTACGCGACTCAAGTGGCGAGTAGCGTTGTTAAAGTCCCCGATGTGATGGCTGTAGTAGTTCACTTCTCAATTCCCATCTGTTCATTAACGCGAGCAAGCAAACCCATTTCGCGCAGTATTTCCCTGGTAGCTTCCATGCCCTGCATGAAGTACGCGTCCGCATCCTCGTAGGACATGCCTGCTGGCCTCGGAGCGCGTCCGTCGATAACGGCATGGCAGGCTATGCATCCGAACGCCGCAAACTCGTCTGAAGCTTTGATGCCCATTCCCTTGCCATGCTCAAGCTTGTTGCTGTGGCACAGAACGACCGTCTCTGGATTGCCGCAGCAGACTCCGGGCATGTTGATGGTGCATTCCTGGCCACGAGCAGCTTTGCGGATAGCCGTCATCTTTGGACGGCTCGACTTCATGTAGGAACGCTTCATGCCGATACCTTGATTTTTGTTACTGTCAGGCCATCAGGATCAATTTCAGCCTCACGGCAGATTTGATGCGCAGTTGTGCTGCCGACAGCGAATATCTCCATCGCCAAAATCCAGTTTGCTTGCCGACGATATTGATGAGCGCAGATTCGACGGACATTCGCCATGATGTAGAACGGAGTAAAGTTCAGCCTCACTTGCGAGCCTCTTTGAATGCGAGGAATGGGATGCGGAAAAAATAATGAAACTGACTAGACGAGTACATGTCATGGTCTATTTCAGATCGGCTATCGACATTGCACATATATCGAATAAGGTCTGCCGCCTCTGTCGAGTTATTGACTTTGTCGGCGCTAGCAAAGTGTTCATCGCTATTCAGAAACTCCCAAAACACCGGGTCATTGCAGAAAACGCCAGCCATACGGGCTAAGTCGCCGCCTTTTGGTTTTGGGGTGTCGACACTTTGCTCGACAGGGGTGTCGAGGGCAGGCTCGACACTGGATTCACCAGTAATCCGAGCAATCCCAGCAGGCGTCCCAGGCATCCAGTTAAGCGCCGCAGCCTCAGCCAGAGTGCAATCCAGATCGAATGTGATCCTTGGCGTGCCGTCAGCCATGGTCTTCATCGTCACGAATGTTCCCATTAATGCAGTCACAATATTTCCACCCGGAAGAATGCGAACCGCGCCTGCTTTGCACACACTGGCAGCATCACGAAGAAGACTTGATTGCCGTAGTCGTCCGTCAGAAAGTGGATTGCGCTCATTTCGTTCCCCAGTAGATAAGTCCAACCACGATTACCCAGGCCACTACGCTTGCTAGATGCTTCATGTTTCGGCTCATGATGCGACACCAAAATATTGGTTCCGCATGGCACAAAGCTCGCGCTCATTCATTTCGAAGTAATGGGGGCCGACAGAATTGCTAAGCAGGCCTTTGTAATAGGTCATGAACTCGTCAAATGACCAGTTTTTGGGCTTTGCAGATTTTCTTTGGCAGTTGCAGCTTTTGCAGACCGGCTCGACGTCCAATGGCTTGCTGTAATCTCGATGGTCGTATTCCAATGCGTCTGCGCCGCAGTCAACGCACTTATGGTCGTAGGCTGGAAGCAGGTCTTTCCTGTTGCGAGCTTTTGCAACCTCAGAAACGGCGAGAGTTTGGCCGGAGCCGTAAACTCGGAAGACGTAACGAACTTTTGTGCAAACGTCACAACGACGCGCCCACAGCCCGCGGAATGACTCGCCGCAATCGCCGCATGTTTTGGTTGGCGCATCAGCCTTTCGGCACAAAATGCACTTTTTAAATCGCCCACTCCAACAGGTGATGTCTTTTCCGCATGTGCAAACACGAGATGTCTTTTGCAAACTTTTCTTTGTTTTTTTCATAATTAGCCCATCACATAAATTTGAAAAATATTGTCAATTGAATAAATTTGATTATTCATTCACGTATTTTTGTGCGATGATTTAGCCAAGTTAGATGCAGCGCGTTTCTTCCTGGCGAGAACAGATTTATGCAATGAAAGAATGGCTTGAAAAGTGGAGACTTTGCACTCCTCCTGCCCATTAAGAATGCGGTGCACAGTGGGTTGAGAGGTGCCAAGTTCGGCAGCTAATTTAGGCTGCGTCCAAAGTGTTTGCTCTTGGATTTCGTGCAGCATCGAGGGGGCGGTTTTCTTGTCCATCTCCAAACTATACACGAATGGATAGACAATGCAATACGCAAATGGATGTGTTTTTGATGTTATTTCACTGCACGGTTATAGTCCGCGCATGAACATTGGAGATCGTTTAGACAAGGCAATGAAAGACGCGAAGATCACTTCGCAAAGTGCGCTCGCCCGTGCTTCCGGCGTTCCGCAGGCAACCATTAGCCGCATCTTGAGCGGAGGGGATGGAAAGAAAGGCCCGGAGACTGCCACCTTAAGAAAGCTGGCAGGCGCACTGAATGTTTCTTTTGATTGGCTGAACGAGGGAATTCCACCGGAGCGCGGAATTAGCCTGGTGGAGGGACTGGAATCGCCGGAAGTTAGCGGCGATGAGATATTGGAGCTTGTTACCGCCTACCTTGAATGCAGCCCAGCCATCAGGAATGTTTTGATGAAGTCTGCGAAAGCGGGTGCGCGTCGAGCGGAATCAAACGGTCTTGCAACTAACAACTAGCTTTAACGATGGGGCGCTTTTAATGGAGCGCCCTTTTGCTATTTCGGCAAAAGAATCCTCCTGATGGTCTCGTTCTTCTTTTGTCATTAACAAGAAGGATGCGTACATACGCAAGAACTGGGGATCTGCTGGTACTGGAACTGAATTCTCTTGCACGGCGATCCTTTCAAATTTTCGGCGCTGTATGTAAACACAGGCAGATTGAAACATTACCAGAGTTGACGAACAGTTAAAAGTGCAAATTTGAAATATTTATTAAAAGGAACTTATAAGGATGAATGACTCTGAATTAATTGCTGTTTTCTTTCCTGCCATTTTAGGATTCTTGGCTTTGGGGATTCCGCTAGTAAAACTGCTTGGCCGAACCGGCCATTCAAGGTGGCTTGTGCTTTTAATGCTGCTGCCATTGCTCAACTTAGTTTTTCTTTGGGTATTTGCATTCAAAAAATGGCCCATCGACAATAAATAAAAATGCCCGCCTATGTTAGCGCGGGCAAACACTACGGAGATTGAATGGAAATTACACAGATCGATATAGCCCAGGGAATCGGGCGAGAGGTCGGGCAGCGGGAAGTGATTATGTCTCTGCTTAGATCAATCCAAATTGCTTCATCCTCATCCGCGCATATTCCTGCTGTTCTAGAGCCCACTCAGCTGCTCCAGGCACTGCAAAATACTCGCGAAGCTTTGATAGGGATGGTTCCTTCAGAGAGCCCAACAGAATTTCAGGTGGCAACCTATGAAAGTGCTTGTCTAACAGTGGATGAATGGATGGCAAAACTTCAACAGCATTTTGATCAGCTTCCATAACCCCTCCTAATTAACATCCAGCAAGTTTACGCCCACTCCCTCAGGTTTACAACTCCCCACTAGCCAGCTTTCGAGCTGGCTTTTTTTCGTCTGCGTTTTCACCTCGTTAAAACTATTTTGAATTTTTATTCATTCGCGTATTGTTTTATCTATCCGTTCGTGTATAGTTACTCACATCAGCAGCACAGAAGCAAACCTAAACGAACCAGCAAACAAGGGGATGGAAATGACACGCATCGAAATCAAGCACCATTGGAATGGCAGCGTACTTTTTGCACACGAAGCAGAGGGGAATACCCTGGCAATCACGCTGTACATGGCAATCAAAGCTTCGACCTACCTGAGCGGTGCCTACCTGAGCAATGCCGACCTGAGCGACGCCTACCTGAGCGGTGCCAACCTGCGCGGTGCCGACCTGAGCGACGCCTACCTGAGCGGTGCCGACCTGCGCGGTGCCGACCTGCGCGGTGCCGACCTGCGCGGTGCCAACCTGCGCGGTGCCAACCTGCGCGGTGCCGACCTGCGCTACGCCTACCTGAGCGGTGCCAACCTGAGCGGTGCCAACCTGCGCGGTGCCGACCTGAGCGACGCCTACCTGAGCGGTGCCAACCTGCGCGGTGCCGACCTGAGCGACGCCTACCTGAGCGGTGCCGACCTGACGCCAGTACGCGACGACCTTTGGGCAGTTCTTTCATCTGCTCCACGTGAAGTGCCTGCTCTTATTGCGGCGCTAAAAGCTGGTCGCGTTGATGGTTCTACTTACGAAGGCGAATGCTCATGCCTCGTCGGGACAATTGCTACTGCGCGTAATTCTGCAATCGGCGATCTTGGCTCACTCAAGCCTAATTCCAGTCGGCCAGTAGAGCGTTTTTTCCTGAGTATCAATCGGGGCGACACGCCAGAGACCAATCAATTTTCCAAGATGGCATTGGAATGGTCTGAGGAATGGCTCGCAACGATGCAGGCAGCATTCAAAAGCTAATCTGAGGCCCACATGTCACTGCTCACTTACTTCCTGCTGATGGGCGCTATTTCAGCGCTGGTGATGTGCCGAATCATTGACGAGTGCACCGCACCTAAGCGCTCAGACTTGTGGAAATTGGCTGACATTAAAGAACAACTTCGGAGGTGGAAATGAGTGCACAAGCTTGGCCTTATCCGTCAAAGCGCTGGATACCGGAGATATCGACTCAGGCTGTCGAGATCATCGACGCGATTATTGCACGGAGGGAGTCATGAACCAACGACTTTACATCGACGCTGACGAGATATTTGAGTTGGAACTGAATGCTGCTATGGAGCAGATCAAGAAAACATTGGTCGCAGCGCAAAAGCCCGGATTCATGCTCACTCAGCACACAGATTCGCAGATCAACGATGTTGTAGCTACCTTCTGTCATGAAGTGAATGCGGAAAAGATCAAGCGCGCTTTCGCTTTGTACCTGGAAGGCAAGACAAGCGAAGCAATGGGCATATACGGGCTGATGATGCACATGGCAATCGGATACGCAGCCAACGAAACCGTGGAGAAAGCGACATGAAGGACTACAAGCAATCGGCTAACCAGATCGGCGGACAGTGCGGCAGGGAAGTCACCTGGAAGGATGCAGCGGCAGGGATGCTCATCATGGCGGCAATCCTTTTCTTCATGTCATTGGCCGGCATCGGTGAAGTGCCTCCAAGTCAGACAGCGGTATGCAAGGTGAAGTGACAGTTTTATAGAAGTACCCCTAAAAACTTAGCCCCCGAGCAAAGGACTAAACATGGAAACGAAAACGCATTGGAAGACTCTGGTTGACCCTAGGTTTATCGGTGCATATGCATTGCCTAACGGCGATGACATGACTGTGACGATAGATTATGTGCAGCTCGAAACCGTCACGATGATGGGTGGAAAAAAAGAAGATCACTCCATCTGCTACATCAAAGGCCAGAAGCCGATGATTCTCAATGCAACCAATAGCAAGTCAATCCACAAGCTGTATGGGCCATTCATTGAAGATTGGGCGGGCAAAGAAATTACCTTGTTTGCCAGCACTGCAAAAATGGGCGGCGAAATGGTGGAGTGTCTTCGCATCAGACCTAGCGTGGCAGCTAAGCCAAAACCACCAATCAATGAAGCGCGCCTATCTGCCGCGCTGGAATCAATACGCAGGGGTGAATACACATTAGGAAAGCTTCGCGGTAATTTCACCCTCACCGAGGATCAATTAACGGTCATCGCTGATTTTGAGAAGGAGGCAGCATGATCAAGTTTCGCGCATCATCGATCAGCACAATTATGACTGATGCAAAGAAGGCAGACGAGCCTTTGTCTGAAGGCGCTAAGACTGCCCTTAACCAGATAGCCAAAGAATATGTGTATGGCTACAACAAGGTAATTTCCGGGAAGGAAATGGAAAAAGGAATTATCTGTGAGGACCAGTCGATAGAGCTATACAACTCCGTTTTCTTTACAGCCCATAAGAAGAATGCCGAGCGGAAATCAAACGAATGGGTAACTGGCGAGTGCGATATTTTTGTTCCAGAAAAAAAGATCATCGATATTAAAACATCGTGGTCTCTGGCTACCTTCCCAGCTTCCCCAGACGTTGCAGCCAAAGCAGTTAAAGAAGCCGGATACGACTGGCAGGGCCGCGTCTACATGATGCTTTGGGACGTGGATCAATTCCAGGTCGCTTATTGCATGGTCAGCACTCCTGACGAGTTGATCAAGTATGAGCAAGAAGACTTGCACTATGTCGATCACATTGAAGAAGCGCTCAGGGTTACGACTGTGAACATTGAGCGTGATGACAAGCTTGAGAAAAAGATCATCACCAAAGTTCAAGCAGCACGCGATTACTTAAACGAAACCGTCGAGAAGATCCGGTCCCACCACAACGTATTAGAAGCCGCTTAAGGAATCATCATGGCATCAGTTAATAAAGTCATCATCGTTGGCAACCTTGGCCGCGATCCCGAAACACGCTACATGCCCAGCGGCGACGCCATGACTACCATCGCCGTTGCCACCACCGACTCGTGGAAAGACAAGAACACCGGTGAAAAGAAGGAGCAGACGGAATGGCACCGCATCACATTCTTTGGCAAGCTGGCCGAGATCGCCGGCCAGTACCTGAAGAAGGGTTCTCAGGTGTATGTCGAAGGCAGCCTGCGCACCCGCAAATACACGGACAAGGATGGCGTCGAAAAGTACGCGACCGATATCAAAGCCGACACGATGCAAATGTTAGGCGGAAAGCAAGATTCCCAGCAATCCAGCCAACAACGTCCGCAGCAGCAAAGACCATCAGCGAATCCATCACCTCAAAGTCAGGCCACTAAATTCGATGATTTGGAAGATTTGCCATTCTGATCGAGCCGAACTCAAAGACATAGCGTGGCCTAAGTAAGGATCAAGCATGACCACTAAAGAAGCACCTGTAGCGGTGCAGCGGTATGAGATTTTTAATCGTCGTCTTACAGCAAACGAAAAAGGACCGATCGTCACCTTCGAAGACTACCAGCGCGACATTGCTGCGGCAGAGCGTAGAGGGGCTGAAAAGGCGAGGGAGGCGGCGGCGAAGCTTTGTTTAGTCGCGTACCCAAAAGACGAAGACGAACATTTCGATGCTGACCCGGCAGAAGTCGTAACGGAGTGCATAGATGCCATCCGCTCCCTGCCCATCGAACAAATACTGAAAGGTGAAGAATGAAAATCGATCTCGAAAGTGGCAAATACACTTTGATTCATGATGACAATGGCTTGCGCGCACTGCGTTATGGCAAGCCTTGGCAATCACTGGCGGGAAACAAATTCGTCTATTGCCTTGGCGCTCGCATCGAAGAACTTGAGGCCGAACTCGCCGCGCTCAAAGCTGCGCCGCAAGCCATTGAATCTGACTTGATCTACTCATTCAATAGCGGCTACCAGCGGGGCCACAACGACACTGTGGAAGGCTGTTTTACGGACGTGGCGTATGTCGATTACCGCACCTACCACGCTGACGTTGTGCAGGATTTGATCGAAGATGGCGATATTGCCGCCCCACTGCCAGCAGTAGCGCAGACACCTCTGACCGCTGGAAATTTCGATGACTCCAGCAACGGTCAGCTTGCCAAAGCCGTGAAAGCACTGGCATTTTGTGCGCCATTCCCAGGCATGGAGGTTCCTTGGACAGAAGCAAAACAGAAAGAGTTTGCTGCCGTACTCGACAAATATGAAGTAGCGCCGACACCGGAGGACATGCTGTTGTTCCAGGACGCCGGGCTAGCGCCGACACCGGGCAATGCCAGCGATGCCGGTGAGAATCGACTCACCAGGCTGATGTGCTCCTGCGGTGATGTCTACATTGGCGAACCTGGATCAAGCGAAAGTTGCCCTGAATGTGCGGAAGCTGCCGCCCCGGTTGCTGCGCAGGGTGATGCAGGCGAGGTGCCAGAAATAGTTGAATACCAATGCAGGATGCGCTGGAAAACAATCGAAACTTGGGGCAAATGGCAAAGATGCAGCAAGGGTCAATATGATGGTCTCTTAGAGCGCCCTCAGGTTGGTAATTGGTCTTACGAAACGCGGGCTTTATGTGTTGCCGCCCCAGTAGTCAACCAATCGTTGACAGCTACGCCCGATCTGGCGGGGACACGGCTCACGTTCTTGGACGAAATTGACGCAGCTCGTGCTGGCGAGGATTGGCTGCAAAATGCCCGGACGATAGAACATCGCCTGGAATACCTGGAAGACAATGGTAGTGGAGCAATGCCCAAGGTCAAATGGGCGGCGCTGTTCGATTCCTACGATCGGCTGACGCACGCTTACCTGCTGACACGCGATCTGCAAAACTGGTGCCAAATCACTTTCGTGTCAGCCAATATTCGCCCGCAAGCACCTGCCCAGGTCGATCTGGCGGCGGAGCGGGAGACAGTTCTCAAGGCGGCATATGGATATGCGCATGCATACGCTGATCTGATTCACATGGTGCGTGAGAATTCGAATGCCGATGATGGGGGAATAAAGCTTCTGGAAACGGAGGCCAGCACTATGGAAAAAAATCTTATTGCAAAAATAGAGGCCGCCCTCGCATCCCGCCCGCAAGTAAGCGCACCAAAGAAGGTAATTCGTAGGCAGCATCGTTTTCAAGATACAGACGATACGCAAGTAAGCGCACCAAAGGAAAAGCCATGAGCGATACGCCACGTGTTTATTCAAAGCTCGCTCGCACACCAGACCAGTGGAGTAAATCTGCCCCTGAGTTGATGGCGAAGCAATCAGAAGCAGCTTTGGTCTATGCTTTCAAAGATGCGAAGCATGATATTGCAGTCCTCGGTCGCGACCTCACCGCCGCCCACAAGCGCATAGCCGAACTGGAGCAAGTAAGCGCGGCTGGGGTGAAGGATGCGGAGATCGCAGTTTTACGTGAAGCTATTTCGGATGCGGCTTACGAATGGGGTCAGTACGTCGTTGAAGATACTGCGCCATGTACATGTCAGGAGTACCTTGAGGAAGCATTCGATAAAGCCATGAAGAAGGGACTGCAATCATGAAACCAGATTGGAAAGACGCGCCACCTTGGGCGACTTGGCTTATCGCTGATCGTAACGGCGTATGGACTTGGATTGGCCCTGTGGAAGAAACAGGAAGGTATTGGGGCATTACGCCCACCTTGTTCACTATTGGAAACCAAGCAGAGGATCGGCCATGAACCCCACATTCGAAGCGCTCAAAGCACCGAACAAGCTGTCGCCTGAAAACGTGCGCAACATGGCCGCATGGGTTCGAAGGCGGATCGATCAGGACTCCACGTTGTCGGTGACTGGTGAAGACATCGCGGCAATGCTCGATGCGTTCGCCGCCCTGCAAGCCGAGCAAGGGCAGGAGCCGCAAGCGTATCAAACTCGATGGTTTGCCGGTGATGGCGAGGGATGGTCGGATTGGAGCATCTGCGACAAAGCAGCCGCCGAGGTTTTGATGTTGTACCCACGGGAGAACTTTCAAATCCGACCGCTATTCGCTCAACCCACCCCACCCGCCGAGCAATGGGTAAGCGTGAAGGAGCGGTTGCCGGTTCAAGAGGGTAACTGTCTGGTGTATCCATTCCCCACGGATTATTGTGTTGAGGCTAGACTTTGCTTTGATGGTCAATGGCGTTACGTGGAATATGAAACAGGGTTCGGTGAAGTGCATCACGTCTGTAGCGTCACGCACTGGATGCCGTTTCCAAATCTTCCACCCATCGACTCAACCGACGCAGGAGATAAGCCAGCATGAAACTGACAAACGAACAAGCCGCCATCATCGGCGCATTTACAGGTATCGCATGCGGTCCATTCTCAGACATCCATGGCTATGCGGAAAATATGTTAGGCCGCCCAGTATTTACCCATGAGTTTGCTAACAAAGAGACCTGGAAAGAATTGCGCGAAGCATGCCGGGATGACTTCCTTGATATCTGCGCAGGAGATAAGCATGAGTGAATTGATTGATAAAGAGGACGGCGAGAACCGTGCAGTGCGATCATTTCTTATGCTGTATGGCGGGAGTTCCACCACCGTCAAGAAAATGCGCGATCAACTGGAATGCTCAGGGTTTGATGGCTGCTGGCCTGAGTGGGCCGCAAAGGAAAACGGCCATCTGACCAAAGGTGGCGCGCAGGATTGGCTTCGATATTTGTTTGCGCTCGAACCTGCCCCTACGCCACCCGCACCGCAGCCAATGACGGATGAGCGGATTGAAGAGGTGGCTATGGCTGCGGGCCTTCCTATGAGGTCCGCTTACAACTCTGAGTGGGCCTATAAAAACGATGTAATCAAGTTCGCCAGGGCATTGCTCGCAGCGCAGGAGGGTAAATGACTCGCGAATACCAATGCCACAACCGCCCACCCTTCAAGCCCTCCTACATCGCCCAGGACGGCTACAAGGAAGCGTTTGACCAGTACATGACGCCTATCAGGGTGCGCAACGATGTGGAGGTACAGCACGTCAATTCAACGAACTGTCGATACACGGCGTGGCAGAGTGATCCAGGGTGCAGTGAGTGTGAACATGGGGGAAAAGATGAGTGATTTGGCATACAGGGCAATGATGTTTGCCCGCGAGGCGCATAAAGATCAAGTTAGAAAGTACACCGGCAATCCGTACTCGGATCATTTGGCGGAAGTGGCGGGGATCGTATCAACGCTCAACCTCGGCCAAGTTGTGTTGGCAACTGCTTGGCTACACGACTGCGTCGAAGATTGTGGGGTTAGTTTAGCAACCATTGAAGATGAATTTGGCGTGCATGTAGCCATTGGTGTTTCTGGACTTTCCGATATCGAAAGTGGTAACCGTTCGGAACGTAAGCAGTTGTCCCGCGAACGCTTGGCTTCCTGTTCCGCGTGGATACAGTCTGTCAAGTGCGCGGACTTGATTAGCAACACATCGAGCATCGTCATGCACGATCCTAAGTTCGCCGTCACATACCTTGAGGAAAAACGGCTACTGCTGGATGTTATGACCAAGGCAGATCCACGCTTACTCGCACTGGCGCGCTCACAAACCGTTTTGCAGGAACAGGGAGACGAGAAATGAGTAATCAATATAGAAAGTTTTTTTCGTGGAAGGAAGCATACAAGCTAACAGCCGGCGTTGTATGCAAAAACGGCGAGCCAATGACGGCGATGCAAATTGGAAAAGAACTCAACAATTTGAAGATGAATTTAGATCACCAAGGAGAAGAAAAAAACGAATTGTTAATTAGGATCGATGTACTCAACGAAATTCTTGAGCGTGTTTTGCCAAAGCAGGAACAGGGAGGGAATTGAGGATGATTGATCGAGACGTTTTCAATAAAGACATGACCTATTTGCAATCTCTACGCATAGTTGCAAAGGGTTTGATCCAATGGCCTTTACGTCTCCACGAAATTACGGATATGTGGGAAAGCTTCAAAACATCATTTTTGTACTTCGTTGCGCCGTTTGTCCGAATCATAACTTTGATATTGCTACCAATTTCAGCTCCTATCTTTGCTTTGATTGTGCAGCGAGAACGAAAAAGGATTGCTGATTCCAGGCAAAGGATGCGAGAGGATATACACAGAAATGGCAAGGGGGGAAATTAAGAATGATCGACGCACAACAAGCGGCTGACATTCTGGGAGTCAGCAAACGAACGATGTACGACCTGGCCGCCCCTAAAGGCCCGATCCCCTGCTGCCGGTACGGATTGAAATGCATCCGGTTTGAACCACAACACATTGAAGAATACAGAAAATCATGTCAGCATATTTCGATAGTGCAAAGGGTCGTTGGCGCTTTGAGTTCTCAAAGGTTATCAATGGAACAAGGGTCAGGGCTACTAAGCTCCTTCCGAAAGGATGGTCTCGCTCCCAGGCCCAAGCGTACTCAAAAGCAGAAACAGACCGCCTCTACGAAAATGCGACTAATACAGGGCCTAAAAGGCACCTGATTTCCGATGCTGTGGACTTGTACTACCGCTATCGCTGTCCTGAGTTAAAGAACGGCGATGGCGTAAAGAAGGAGTTGGCACGGCTGTTCGCATACTACGATGGCAAGTATATTGATCAGCTTCCAGCCGTCGCTAGGGAATACATGAACGATGAGCGGGGCGAGCTTGCGCCGGGTAGTATCAAGAACAAGCTCTCCTACATCCGGTCTGCAATCAACTATGCCTACGAGAAACACGGGTTCGGCAATGGGACTGTGAGTGTGGCAATGCCAGCCGTTTCCAATGAGAGGCAGGTCTACGCCACGCGCCGCGAAATGATCATGATTGCCAGAGCATGCAAGAATCGCCCGTCTCGCGCCGTACTGCGGCTGGGCTTTTACACTGGAATGCGCCTGAGTGAAATCATCAGCGTTGGCAACGAGTCGCAGATTACAACGCGGGGAATTCTGCTACCGGGAAAGGTCGTGAAGAACGGGGCGACAAGACTTGTGCCGGTCCATCACAAGGCGCTGTCTTCGTTGAGGCAGTTTCCGATAGGCTTTAAGAAACGCTGGATCCAAACCAAGATCAGGGAGGCAATGGACTCGGTTGGTCTGAATAACCTTGTTTTCCATGATATCCGGCACAGTACCGCCTCATCAATGATCAATGCTGGCGTGGACCTGTACACTATCGGAAAAGTACTCGGGCATCTGGATAGCCGTAGCACTCAGCGATATTCACACCTTTCGGTGGAAAGCATGGAGGCTGCAATTCTAAAAATAAAATGACAGAATTCTTCCACACCAATAGAAATTATGTTGCCGTAATTTCTTGCGGCGACATAACACAAGCCATTGATTCGTAAGGCTTATATTGAATTATGCAATCGAATAATTAAAGCACTACGCGCTGGACCCGACACATAATGCGCAAATGGCGCACAGATGTAAGAGCCTTGTAAACAAAGGATATTTTCTTGGTGCAACATGCATGCAGCGCAGGTTATTCGCTATTGCGTGGCAAAATTTCGCCACACCTTTTCCTTGTTGTAAAGGCCCACGTACCGGCGTAGAATTGCGCTGTACCTGCTCTGCTCCGGCATCAGGCTTTAACCGGCCACAAAATACGGTGGACGCTAGAACCCGTAACTAGCAGCGCTCAGGAATGGGCGCATCAAGTAAGCTGCCTTTAATCTGATGGAACGGTTGGCAACAGGTGGGTTCAATCCCGTGAGTCAGCAAGTTTACGTTAAAGGCCGCTTACTTGATGATTTTGGATAACGACCGTAGCGTGGCCGTGAAATATCTGCTGAAGTGCGCGGTGCAAAACCATCATGGACAGCCGGGAAAGACCGGCACTATCAAGTAAGCTGATTTGCAGTGAGGCCCATCGCTGACCATGGGTACATCGAATTAAGTAGATGGCGGAGCAAATCGGCTTACTTGATGGTGAGAACTGAGTCTGTAATGGGTATCCGCCACAGAACCTTTCAGTAGGGAGCGGACTAAGCAGCGCGTAGCGGCCAACCATCAACCCTCAAGTCTACGCACCGCCCGGGTATCTAGCTCGCCTGATTCTCGGATCACTTTCATTTCCGCCAGCTTCTTCCTGGTGAACTCCTTATTCCACTCATCTTCAAGCTGCCTACGCATCCACTCCATGGACGACTTCTGAGGCAGGCGATTGCCTGCTGTCGGAACAACTTCCATGCATGCGGCAATGTGGGCAATGTCTTGGAGCGCCTTATTGTAGACAGCCGCATACACGATAGCCTGCGGCTGACCGGCATTCAGCGCGGCTCGTGTCTCGTTAAAGATCATGTCGTCGCTGATGCCGTACATAGTCACCTCAGGATTTTGTCAGGTTGCTAATGGTTGCGTCTTTAACTTGAGACTGTCGGTTTGTCCCATAGAAATATTGGAAGATTGAGCCAAGGATAGAACCAATCAGAACGCCAAGTATCGTGTCCGCTGTGCGCTGCCCGGTTGCTGGTATTTCATGAAACGTCACGAATGAGAAATACCCCATGGCAAACAAAGACCATGCGCCGGAGAAATAATAGACGAACTGCTTTGAAAGCTTGTCGTCCTGGCCCAAGGCGGCGACTTGCATTGCCCTGGCATTCTGGCGGTCAGCCAGATAAGCTTTTTCAAGTTCTGCATCCAATGCCATCGCCTGCTTTTGAAACTCCATGGCGGCAGTTGGGTCCGCCTTGATTGCATCAAGCATGTCATTAGGATCAGCCTTTCCGGTGACAGTACGAGCGATATCGAAAACCTGCGAGGTGACCGCGCCTGCTGTCTCGCTATTCGTTAGACGCTTCATGAGAGCGGGCGCAAATTGCGATGCCAGCGCCAAGGCAATCGTTAATGGGTCCATCAGAATTCCCCTCTGCGAAGCATGCTGGTAATTCTGACAGCCCGGTTGCCTACTTGGCTTGCCCATTTGGACTGCATCATTGCATCAGCGGCATCAACATATTTCCCGGCCTGAAGTAGTGCCAAGCTGTTCTTGAACGTCATGGCCGTGCCAATGCCTACGTTGAAAACGAAGTTGCAGAACGCATTCTGCCGAGCATCGTTCATTGAGCGCCACCACGGCATCATGTCGTCTAGCTGCTTGGCCACCTTGTCGATATCGTTGGAGAGCATGAAATTGATCTCATCATCCGATACGCCGATATCGTCTAGGTTGCGGCCAATGCCAATTGTCAATTTCCCTACGGAATCCTTGTAGGGCTTATTCCGCTTTCCCTCATCCAGAGTAAGCTGCGCTATCAGTTTGTCGCGGATCATTTCTTCACACTCCCTGTTATAACTCGTTGATCTGTGATGGCGTCAGCAAGCTTATCCACGCTACGGCGCAAGTCTCGGAGAGACTCCCGAACTTCGGTGAATTTCTCCTTGCTCGACAAGTCCTGATTGATATCCCGCTCTCTCTGGCTGTTATTGGCAACCTCAAGCACCAAGATCCGCTTATCAACGGAATTCCAGAATGCAAATCCTGAAATCACAAAGGCAATCAACGTAATCACATGGCCTAGATTGATCGTCATATCGAACCGGGGCTTTCTACGGTCATCCACTACTACAGGCTTTGTATTTGGCATTACAGTGTCACCGCAAGGGCAAAGAGTTGATCAAGTTGCTCGTCAGTCAAACCAATGTCTGAGGCCATCATTTGCAGGAAAGGGTCTGTGCGCTCGAATGTTGCGGCATCGTTGTAGGCGATTCTCACATTCTCTGGTGCCGCTGCTACGATGGCCTGCACCTCATCCAGATAGCCCATTTCATATAAAGCCATGTTCCCCTGCTTGCGCGTGCATGACGCAGGCTTTTCGATGGGCATGTAATCCTGCCATTGACCATCAACAAATCGCGCTCTACCTGGGAGCATATTGAAATCATCGGGAACAATATGGCATGCGTCCCCATTGTTGTAATCGACGTTTCCCCATGCCGTAAGGATCCCATCTGCATTCGTGAACGCACATTTAGTCATGAGTCACCGTTAGGAATGGTGTAGCCGAGGATATCGATTGATGCGCCGCCAGTCGTCGGACCTGCGCTGAGTTGGTATTGAATCTGGGTGTTCGCGCTGTTGGGTAAGCTAAATGGCGCGGAAGATACGGCAACCCCGTTTGGCGGGGAGTATGCGCTCACAACAGCAATCCCACCAGTCCCAGAACCTAGGGGGCGAACAACTAGGGAAAAGCTCCCGCCAGGCGTACTTGTTAGCGAAAGAAAACCATTAAAATTTGCCATCAACGCCAAGGTTGGGATGTAATCTCCCGCGCCAAGCGAAGTCATTACCAAAGATGATCCGCCTGTAACGATGCGATTTCCTGCCCCGCTAGAAAGGTCGTAACTAACCGTGCTTCCTCTCGTGAGGCTAGGTATGATTTGGCTCGAAGCGTTCCAACGGACGGTTGTAGCATAAGCCCAATAGGCATAACCCGATGGCAAAGCCGGGCCGACCGTAGGAGGCTGCAAGCTTGCAATGCTTTGAACTGTTGACCCGTTGCTGATGAAATACAGATGCACGAAAGAATTAGCCGGAATAACGGCAGCTTGATCTGTGGCGTTTGGGGCGGGGCCGGCAACAGTCAAATTCACAGACAAGGTGCCAGTATTGAAACGGGTAATCCCGAACCCTGCGGAATTACGCATCGTGACCGCATCTGCGGAAAAATCATAAATCACCAACGGTGTCGCAGAATTGGGCGCGCCACGCATGCCGCGAACTTCCATCATCCTGTTGCCAGGGGATGCATTCACATCAGCCCTAAGAATGCTCAAATTCACTGCATTCAAACCAATATCCAGAATCTGGCCAGCATCCATCACTACGGTGACAGTGGTTAATGTACTGAAGACAGAATTCGAAATCGTTCCATAGACTGTTCCAGCATTCGTGGCGAACTGAAGGCGGCGGCCAATATGGAATGCGTTTGTCTGATCACCAGGCAAAGAGAATGAGGTGGCACTGATGTAGGTTGGCGTCACGCCTGATGGCTGCCATTGACCGCTTGACGAGGATGGATCGGCAATCCCAGAAATACCATCCTCAGTCCTGCGAACTACATTGTTCGCGTCCATCAAGACGAACTTGTAAAGCGTGCCTGTAGCCAGCCAAACAGGTCCAGCAGTCGAGTAACCAAGGGCGTCAATGATAATGGGGTTGGGATGTTGAACTGTCCCGGCTGAAGTCGTGTAAGTCGCCATCGGTGAGCTGGATCCAGCCGCGTATGTGTACAGTTTCCATCCCACAGCAGGAGCGCCGTTTTGGTCCAAAAACTGTTGATTTCCCCATGGGGAGAAAAGAGCCATGCTGTCTCCTAGTTCTGCAAAATTATGATTCGGAAGGGCTGTGCGGAAGGATCAATTGCGCTACCGGTAAAGTTTTTTGCGTACAACGTTACGATATCGTTTGCTGTTACTACGCCAGAAAAATAAACGCCCGGGACATCAATGGAAGGGGTAACCAAAACCGCGCTTCCTGCTCTCGCTCCAATCGCTGTTACCTGTAATGAACTTTGGGATTGCGCAGGCGCTGAAGGAAAATCCAAGGGGAATGTGTAGTTGTAGGAACGCTTCCAGGGGAGGCAATCAAATATCTGTTGAAACCAAGCAGCCCACGCTGGACTCCATATGGATCCAGCCGGCTCTCGAATGGGCGCATTGTTATTCATTTGACTTCCTTTGCATCCATATACCCATTCGATATGACAACCTTTACAGGGTCAGTGATTCGAATCTTGAAAGTGAAGTCTCTAGACATGCCTAGCCGCCACCACATTGCACGGCGCGTGTATTCGCCAACTGGTCCAATCGTTGTCCAAAGTTCGTTGCCATAGGTTTGCCCGCCGTTGCGGGATATTTGAAGCATTGCCTGGGGATCAGAGCCTTGCCCTGATTGCAGGCCCACTCCGGGCTCAAACTCAACCTGCAAGAACGAAACCTGCATGCGATGCGCATCTTTAAACGTGTGGCGACTGATAATCTCTCTCACAATTGGCATGCCGTTATCCGTGTACACATCGGGATTCAATGTGTACACGTTGCCATTTTCAAAATCTGTGATTCTCTGTTTGCCGAGATAGTCTGTTCTTATTTCACCTCGGTGCCTGCCACTGTTTAAGCCAGATTCCAGTTGAGTCCACATTCCTGTTAGAGCATCAAACAACCATGACTTTCCGGCCAAGGGGAAATTGAGCTGAAACATGGGGTGCCCACCAAGTAGGTATGAGTAGCCAGTCGCATCTGCGACAGAGGAATATCCGTTAAAAATGTAGTCTTCGTTTGGCTTGCTGATAGGCTGCAAAGCATGGCCAGTCATGACCATTGCTTGAACTTGACCCATGGCGTTCCTGAACAGGCCCGCAAGTGAATCATTGAATTTTGTTAGCGACCATTGAGAGGCAAGTCCAAATTCCAAAGTGCTACCCTTGATGTTCGAATATGGGAAGTCTTGCCCGCCTGTATTACTCCAAAACTCGACAGTGACATCGCCAAGAAGAATCAATTCTCCATGGTCATAAATAACGCGCAGTAAGCCGTCTGGATTAGACTCTGCCGTTGCATAGTCCAAAGCATCGAACGTGTTGCCATCATACGATGAGGAAATTTGAAACCTTCCGTTCCTGAATCCCACGATAAAATAGCTGTCACCAAATGTGACGCTTATCGGGTTGTCGAACAAGCCCGAAGAAACCCGGTTGAGAACTCCTGTAGCGATAGTCAGGCAATACAATCGAACGCCGTCTGCAATGGCAATTTGGGTGCCGTTATATGCCATTTCGACACGGCCTGATGATGTCGCCAAGACGCCGATAATGGTCCTATTGCCGGAGTTATCAACTCGCCATAAAGTACCTCTGTGGACCTCATACTTGTAATCGCCTACGGCGATACTTCCACGCACTGGCGTATCGCCGTAGGAGTAATCCAACGTCAGGCCCGGAGTACCGTAGAACGACACGGTAGACTTGTCTGCATCAGCGGCAATTTCGGCGTAAAGGTTAATATGGCGCTGCGCCGTAATAGTGCGCGACTTGCCAGCCTGGGAGACGCCGAACAGGGGAACTTGCATGGTATCCTTGTCGCAAATACAAAAAACCCGCACGGGGCGGGCTTCGGGAGTGGAAATGGAATTCAAAGACTACTTGCTGTATAAGGCGCTTGGCTTGGTGGCCCTGTCATTCATAGTGAACCTCGTCTATGCGGCCTTTACCGGTCGTTCGATAGCTGAGGCGCGGCGCGATAAACATTCGGTTCCGCCAGATCAACAAGAGCATTGAAGCCTGAGCCAAGCCGCCCAGTCTGTTTCGCATAGCTTTGGCCGGCAAATAGCTTGCGTCCTGCGTTGCTGTTCAATAGGGCATTCGTTGCTCGTCCACTTGCGGCTCCAGCGGCTAAGCTTGCAGGGCCGCCTAGGTATGCGGCAATGCCGCCTGTGATTGCTCTTTGCGCAGCACCATGAGCGCCTTCACGAGACTTGACGAACTGTGCGGCGATGTCTGCAATCTCTTGCAATGGCTCGTTGTTGATGTTTCGCATATTTGCCATGCGAGCAATTGAGATATCGCCTTCTGCGCCGTTCTGAGCCAGTTTTTCCAGTGAAAGCATGTTCCCGTACTGCTGGCGAGTTTTGGCAAAGGCTGCTGCCGCTTCGGGTCCGATAGACTCATTCAGTGCGCCCATCAGCGCTTTTTTCATTTCCGTGGCGTGATATGCTTCCGGCGTGTTGCGTCGGCCAATACGGTCTAGTGCTTTTTTGATGTTATAGGCTGCCTGACCATCGATGACGCCTGATTGGCCTTTTTGCAGAATTTCATTTATCTGACCGGAAATTGCCTGCAATCCATCTTTACCAAGCTCCCGCTCTGCCGTAGCGCCAATTTCACCAAGCTGGCTCAGGAATGAGTCCGTGACTTTGACCTGATTATTCTTCAGGACATCATCAAACTTTCCGCCAAGATCTTTGCTAGCAGTGCGCAAAGCTTGACCCATGTTGTCTGACTCTTGACCGAAGGTCCGAGTAGCCGCTTTGGTAAGCTGGTTCTCCATGTTTTTCTCAACAGCGGCTCGGCCACTGAACGGGACATAGTTTAAGCTGGAAGCTAAAGCGTTGAGTGGGCGGCTATTGGTGATGCGGTCGGCGGGGATGTCGATTCCCAACTCATTTGCGCGCTTTGCCAATGCTGAAACTTCGGGCGAAACTTCCCCGCCGACAAGTTTACCAGCACCGCTAATCCCTTTGCCAATTATTCCACCGACTGCACCAGCTCCACGGAATGCAACAGGCAGTGCGCCGCCTATCACTGCACCAGAAGCGGCATCGTTAGGATCAATCAAGCCTGCGGTAGCGCCGCCAGCAACAGATCCACCAATTGCTCGGGTAAGAGCATTCCTAACTCCAGTTGTTTCGCCAGCTCTGAATCCATTGGTTGCCAGTGCATTGGCAATATTGGTGGCGCCAGGAGCAACCCTAGCGACAGCATTGCCTAGAACACCGCCAGCACCAGCCGTCCCAGCGATTTCGCCAGCGATTTTCCCGCCCTGGTAAAGCGTTGAATTAGGCTGCGCGCCCAGGGTTTGCAATCCATCGTCAATGCCTTGGCGTCGAGCGCGGTTAGATTCCAGGGATAATCCTTTTCCGTCTAGCGCATCCTTTGCCATGTCGTATGGGGCCAGGATGGTAGCGCCGATTGAACCGGCTCCGCGGATTAAGCCGGCAGCGAGGTTTCCTGCCCCTTGGCCTATGTTCTGCAACATGGATGGCTGTCCAGGCGCGGGAGCGGATTGCTGCGTTTTTGGAGCCTGCGCTACAGGGTCATTCTCCCAAAAGTTGGCCGACGCCTGCTTGGGAGCATTCGGCTTGTAAACCGGATCGTTTTCCCAAAAGTTTGCCATTATGGTTTAGTCCTCATTGAGCCATCGGGGGCCATGTATAGAGTGCCGGATGGCAGGCGAGCATATTCCTGCGGATTGTTCACGCTTACAGGGCGAGAGGCGGCAAGCTGGCGAACTTGGCCGCTATCCACTGCGGCTTTGACTGCTGCTTGTGGATTGGCTGGTCTCTGGACAACGTTTGCGCCTACCGTGGCAGGCTGCGACTTATACCCAGAGGTATCAAGCGGTTCTGCTCCGTAGTTGTTACGGATGTTGTCAACATTGAGTTGGTGCAACGTAGCGCCACGCTCGTTAATGCG